TACAGTATTTGTAAATGTGATCTTGTCTCCATCCCGTGCAATAGACAGCCCAGTGCCTGCTTCAAGAACTACATCATCATTAACCCCAGCGCTATCAGATAACCTAATTTTTTCTTCGTCACTGTTGTCTCCATCTACGCATGATATAGCGTAAGACTTCCCATCAGCACCTGCGGCACCAGTAGCCCCTGTGGCGCCAGTAGCGCCAGTAGCACCTGTATCGCCCTTAGTTCCCTTGCCCAGCACAGAAAGGCTGGAGGACGCAGGCTGAGTGACAGATACAGAATTTGTTGTTGTTGCAAATGAAACCTGGGTGGAACCAGATACACTTACACTAATTGTATTGCCAGCTATATTAGATACCGTAATAGACATTACACCTCAAGGTTTGAGATGTCATCATTTACGATAAACCTCCCCTCAAGGATTGTGGTGGACACACCACCAACTATTTGTTGAATGTCATAGACATATCTGCCAGGAGCAATCCTGGCCATAATTGTATCTGAAGCAGAGAAAGTAGCGTTACCGCTGTCGTCAATAGTTACAGTAAAGTTATTTGCTCCGTCGTTAGTTACCGCTGACTTACCCTTAGACGCGGTGCCAAGAATAAGATCGCGACTTCTTTTTGCACCAGATCTTCTGCCTCTAACCTGCATAAGGAACTCGTAGCTAGATGTGCTAAGAGTTATGACTGTACCAGCCGAGTCTTTCAGCAACAGACCTAGGTTAAAAGTATCACCCTTCTTGCAGGTAATATCTAACTTCTCTGATACATCTAGGTTTAGTTTACTAGCCATTGTTATAACATTTCACTTATATCGAATCCTGCTTCAGCCTCTTCCAATTCACCTCTATTGCCTTTTCGCTGTGAGATAAGCTTAGACTGCTTGGCAGCTTGCTTGTCTACCCTATCGTCCTTTCTATCCTCCTTCAAGACCTCTATCTTCTCTTTAAACTCTTTGTCATCAGTCTTGAATCCAAGGGTAGCCTGAGCTCTGATCAACTCTATCTCTTTTCTGAACTCATGCTTCACCCCCTCCAGCTGGGCTTCGAGCTGATTCTTCATCTGCATCTCCTGGGACTTGAGCTGAGCCTCCATCTGCATCTCCTGCTGTCTAGCTTGACTAGCTGACATAGCAGCTTGCTGAGCCTGTTGAGATTGCATCTGAGAGTTTTGCATAGCAATCTGCTGCTGCTGTTTCATTCTCTTCTTTCTCCTTACAATCAAAAGACGCTCTGCTTGGTTGATGTCCTTCAAGTCTCTGACAGCTATTGCGTCTTCAAGATCAATCTCTTTTTGAGCTAGAGCAACTTGAATGTTTTGTTCCAGATACTGCTTCTCTTCATCCTCCATCTCTTTATGAACCTGAACCCCAAAGTTGTACATGGGCAGCTCGCTGAAAGAAGAAAGGACTTTCATGTTTGTGTCTCCAATAGCGTTCTGGTATACCTTCATCAGGACAGACTCCTCTGGTATAATCTGTATGCACTTGACGATGTCTTCACACACCTTTTTAAACAGCACCATAGAGGAGTTGGTAATGTCATAGATGGCATTGTTGCCAGCAGAAATAGCTTGCTGCCTGACACCAACCAAGGCGTCACCCTTTGGTGAGCTAGCATCCATAGCTTCGTTGATACCTGTGGTGTCTCTGATGAGCCTTAGATAGTGATTGTACAATCCAATCAGCTCATTGATGTTTCGTATGCTATTGCCAAGCTCTCTTACTGGTGGGTTTTGGAAGCCACCCTCTGGGTTCTTGCTTCTGTAGTAGAAGACACCAGTCTGCTCGTAGATGTCATGAAGCTCAAGTGGCTGAAGGTCTCCCCCCTTACCGAGCTGTACATTCTCTAGCCCTTCGATGTCAATGATCAATCCATCTGGCTTAGCCTTAGCGATAGCCTGCTGAAGCTTCAGGTGCGTGATCTGCAACATATCTGCAAACCCGATGCAGCTATCAACCATAGACTTGGGCATGTTGTCCATAAGGTTGGTAGCCACAGGAGAGTAAGACAGCCTGCAACGAGACAGGTCATGTACATTCTTTGGCACATTGGCGCACTTGCCATAGTTGACTATGTGGTTTGTGCCAAGCACATACGTTCCCCCATAGAGCATCTGCATCTCCATCTTGTGGGGGGTGCGCTCGTAAACAGACCCCTGGCGCTCCCTGAACTCAAAGCCCTCATAGTAGAAACCCACGTTACCGTGGCGGTTCTCTTTCTCCTCAAAGTGCATGCAGTCTACAGAGATGAACTCAAAGTCCAATACCTGCACCATGTATTCGCTGTAGTCATTTTTGGAATCATAGTTCCTGTAGTCGTTATAAGCAGAATACTTATCTGACTTCTTAGAAGCAACTTTAAGAATCTTCTTCAGATCATCTTCAGACAACTCATTACCAGCGAGTCTTTTTAAGTCGCTGACTGTCATCTCTTTAATGTGCCCCGCATAAACAATATCTTCAAAGAAGGGGTCCTCTGTGTATCCGTGGATAAACATCTTGGGATCGACATAGTCAGTCTTTATCCCATAGTTAGGATCGTTGTTTCTTTTAACGACAGCCATGCCAAGCGCTGCAAGATCATTAACGCAACGCCTGTATGTACCGTCGTTGAAGTTATTCCACGACAAAGTCATATTGGTTGCAACCTGAGCTGCAATCTCGGCATCAGTCTTAATGTTTGTTTCCAAAAAGATATCTGCCTCCTCTAGTGAGTCAGGGAGCTGGTCAGGGTCTACATCCAGTACCAGTCCACCAGTTTGTTCTTTTAGATCTTGGAGATCTTTTTTTATAGCCACCTGAGTCCTAAGCCTCTGCTTCTCTTTGTTCTTCTCTGAAGAAGACAAGGGGTCCACAGCCTCAAGGTTAGGGTAAGGATTGCGAGACAAGATCTTGTTCACTACAATGCGAACGAACTTTGGGAGAATAGGAACTGGGGTAAAATCCAAGTTCAACAAACTACCTTCCCCGTCATTCGGATTCAAAGAAGTCAAAAGCTTCTTGTATATAGTAGTATCTTGAGTCCCGTTGGCGTAGTGTCTATTCCTATTGAATATCTCGTTTCTACTCCCGTACAAAGAACTCTTGTCGGTCATCTTCCCCCACTGCCCCTCAATAGCTTTCGCATATTGAAGCCCATAACTCTTGTCCTGTTTCTCTATGGAACTAGCAAGAGGATCTGGGAAACCAGACTTAGAGTTCTCCTTGTTGTACATTTACAGCTGATTTAATGCAAATATAGCAAATCATCCGCGTACCTCATATCGGCGGAAAAAGCGCTTCTCGTCAAGGTTAGATTCCTTTTTCTTAGTCTTAGCTTTTTGAGACGCAAGAAGACACAGGCCAGAACTAATCGTAAGGTCAAACTTGGTACGATCGTTGATTTTAAATCCAATCCAATCCTCAAGAGTTCTGTTGAAGTACATTTTACCGTACTCTCCAGTCTCTCTATTGATGCCCACGTTATTGTGTATGTAGTCTTCTATGGCATGAGCGTGAGCCTGTATCACGTCTTGTGAGTTAGAGGGGATACCTTTGGTCTTGACATTTACTTTGGCATTGGCACTCATAAGATGACGAGGTCTATCCATTAAGTATCCATCGTAACCTCTTGATTCAAAGTGTCTTGCAATACCATACTTGTTGTTCTCAATCAACAGTGGGTAACCGTAAAACACAGCAGCCATCAAGCAGTCTTCATAGAAGATCTTGGCCAAAGGAGGACGGGACGCATACTCCACAACAAACATGTTCGCAGGATGCTCCATGTGAAACTTGTTGTACAGGTGTAGCGCACCCTTAGACCCCCGTCCATCGACGGTGGCGTCAAGGTCGTAAGAGTCAACCCCGCCTACCCCCAGCTCTGCATTAGGTGCAATGCGTTTTCTTCTATCAAACTTCTTTTGGTTTCTCATCTCAACAGGTGGCATCCAGGCTATCCTAAACCTGCCCTGTGCATCAGGCTTGAATACAACCTCGGTGTCCTGAACCCCGTCCTTCCAAACAAAGTTTCCCGTAACCACAGGGTTCGGGAACAGCTCATCATTGTACTGGACTTGCTCGTAAATGTGACCCACATTGAACAGACTCCCGTCAATGCTGTCGCGGAAGGCCTCATCCTCTGTAAAGGGAAACTGCCTTACAACTTCGTTCAGCTCTGAGGCATCGTTCTTTAGGTTATCTCTTTCGTTCTTTAGAAACGTCTTTGCACCAAAGACAATATCCTCACCGTCTATACCTGTAACAACTTCTGCGGGATCAGAGTGCACAGCCCTGCCATGCTTGTCAAAGAATCCTTCTAAGGAGTCGTAGGCAGGTATGAACAGTCTATACAATCCACTCCTGGTTCTGCCGTTCTTGTTTCTTTCGTCAGGATCTGAATCCCTCCAAAGGTCTTTGTACTCCTTACCCCCTTTGTCCATGGGGTTTACAGTGCTGCCAACCATAGCCTTCCCTACTATCTTCCTACCAACGATCAAGCATGTCCTCTGTATCCTCCAAGCGTCTCTGATGTCCGTGGGCTTCTCCCACATGCCAGCCTCGTCTAGATACAGGATATGTAGCTTCTCTCCGTCGTATGCGTTGTTGGTGGTGTTCTTCCAGTTTATTACCGTATTAAGAGCCTCGCCCGTCTGCGTAGTCTTATTGTTCTTCGTGATTCTCTTAGACGGCTCGCGAAAAGCCAGCTCCATGCGCGGATTGGTCGTTCC